TGAGTTTGTGACTCCTCTTGGTCCTGGGCGGAAGAATCTTCCGGCTGCGGAAGTTATTCCGCCTATTGCTCCCAGTACCCTGTCCGCGATCGCATCGTATCCCGCCGCCGCTTTATCGTATTTTGATGTTGCTTCCACGACTGGAGCTTCTGCCTCTTTTATTTTTGCTTCCGCTTTTGCTCTCTTAGTTTCGTGTTTGGCTTTCTGTAAGTTTTGCTCCAGGAGTCGTGTGTTTGTTTCTGTTTCCTTGGCGGTGGCGGTTATTTTTTGAGCTTGGACGTGTGCCACGTCCGCGTTTGCATTGTTTAGTTTTACTGTGCTTTCTTTTTGGCCGGTGTCGGCGGTTAGGTTTTGCATCGAGGCGCTAAGACTGCCAGCAGACTTAGCACTATTGGCAAAACCAGCACCCACATCACCAGGCCTTTCAGCTTGCACAGTAGCGAGCGATCCTGACGGCGTGCTTGCTCCTCCATTTTGATAAGCCAGTGCTGGGTTAAGTCCAGCCCGCCGCATGTCGGCGGTTGCTCTTTCGTAGGCACTGTTTGACATCCTTTCTTGCCACGCCATTTGGTCTTGCGCGAGCTTTATGTTTTGTTGGTTTGCGTCTCTTATTGCGGCGTTATTTGAGTAGGCTCCACCAGTGAGCATGTCACCGGCGAAGCCTCCACTTTGTGCCAGCCCTACGATACCGCCGCTTGCTATGTTTGCTACGTCTCCTAGGAATGACATTCCGCCCCCGTTTTAGAAGTGATCGATTAAGCCGGGTACGCTGTACATCGGCATTGGCCGTACACAACTCATTCGCATGTAGCCGTCGAACAATACTTCTGGTTCCGACGGCACTGCTACGACTCGGTCGATTGGTGGCGATTCCTGAATGAAGGTATTGCCTAGAGTCGGTAGAGTTGTGAATTTCTGGGCCAGATGCCAGATATCTAGCGTGCCTGAAGCTGTCGATCTGAGTAATCCGGTTATTTGTGATGGTTTGTATCTGTATTCCGCGTAGCGTTCTTGGTATCCGAACGTAAGTTCGTCTGCCGCTGTGCCTTTGCAGTAGATTTCCTTATTTAGTACGGCCTGTTCGCCAATGTTGGCGAGGGCCGGCCAGTAGAAGTCCCATCTAGTTTGCCTGTTCCACATTTTGTTAAGGCCTTGTTGGTAGTTCAAGTCCGCCCTTACGGACGCTAGTCCGATAATTAAGCTGTGTTCTGTGAAGGACTTGACGAATCCAAGGCCGCTCTGTGTGCTTACTGCGTAGCCTGCTAAGTTGGCTTGTGGCGTTCCTGTTGCTCCCGTTGCGTTTGTTTGTGGCACCGGGTACACGTTGATTGGTACACTTCCTCCTCCTAAGTATTCTGGACGCTGTAATCTTGCGTCCGGTGAGACTACTCCGAAGTGTGATCTGATGATTTCCGTGTACCGTGTGCCCCCTCTTGCATCCCTCTCGTAGAGTTTTTGTATTTGGAATGCTTGTCTTAGCGAGTTGATTGTTGCTGCCGTCGCGTTTGTTAAGTCGGCATGGATATTGGGGAATCCCGTTGATCCTGCCTGTTCCACCGCGAACGTTGTGTTATCTCCTAACGTGAGGTCGATGTAGCTACTTGTCGCGTACGTGCTGCTTGTGCCGTCTGATTCGTTGAAACTCGCGCTTCCGTTTCCGAAGGTTGTGTTTAGTTTTCCGATCCCGAGCACTGGGGCGCTAGTCCCCAGAGGGATCGTTACTGCGTCTCCTTTTTGTGGCCATGGCAAGCACGATGTGAAGTAATCGTGTCGCTTGCCTCTTTTTAATAGGACGTAGTCCGTGTAAGTGTCTGGCCCGTCGTCTTTGTCTACCACCACACTGTCTTGTAGGTTCTGATCTCGGAACCATTCGTTCCAGATCAGGTTGTATGCTCGGTGGTGGAGACTGTTGAATGTTATTGCTTCTGCTCCGTCTACTTGTCCGACCGTTGGGATTCCCATGTAGTCGCTTAAGGACCCTACTGCTGGTCCGGCGACTGGGGAATCCATTGTTGGTACGAGATACGATGTCGAGTCTCCTGGGTCGGTTTGTTCTCCCATGAATTTTTGGAAGTTGTTCCAAACCAATCGGATAGGCACCGCGAAATAGAACATGTCGAGGTGCAGGTTATCCATGATTGGTTTGATTGGTGTACTTAAGCGTGCGAAGCTGCTTAGCTTGGCGTTGAAGGTATCACCTGGTAGTGCCTCATCTACGAAGATGGGCACGAGGTATCCGCTGTCGAACGCCGTTTTAATTCCGTGTGATCGGTCAAAGGCGCTGCGTGGGATTTCTGCTTTTGGAACTTGTGAGAAGTCATGCTTCATCACTGATGGTAATTTAGTTCCAGACATCATGCACCGCCTTGACTAAGATCGCCAGCCCCGCTGGCACTAGAAATATTAAGCTGATGCACGCTAGTTTTATTTTCATTTTTTTGCCTTTGCATGTGTACGGCTGCCCCGAGTTCAAGGGGGCCGTGTTTTGTGTTTTCGAAGGTTCCTGTTTCCTCATCGAAATATCCTAACTCCATTAAGACGAAGTCGTGAGGATATTTTGATATTTCGTTTGCGGGGTCGTTTGACACCGCTTCCCATCCCCTCATTGCTTCTCCCCTCGTTCTCATGAAGAACGGTTGTGCATAGAGTTCGACTTTTTTGTCGAGAACGCTGTAGATGATTTTCTTAGCCATTTTCGTACCCTCTTTTCAATAGTTTTGCTGTTTGTTCTTTGACGATTTCCATGACGCTTAACCGATTAAGCGGCATAGCATTTGTTCCATTTTTTGCAAAAAACTTTTTAAAGTTTTTAGAGTCTTCTGTATCCAAGTTGTTAGTTGCTTCAATTCCTTTCTCCTTTCTTTTCGTTTTTGTCTCCTGGTATTTTTTTGGGTCTTCCTTTTCCCAGATTGTGTCGTAGTATTTTGCGGGTCTCATTTTGATCCCCCGTATTATTATAGCGTCGTGATTTTTCACGAACGCTTTGTTTTGTTCTAGCCAGGTCCTACCAAGGCCTGGCCTTCTTGATATACAGATCCCTCGCTCTGGGAGGAGATCTGTGATTTCTCCTGTTGTTTCGTTTATTCCCTCGTAAGCCTGATCCCCTGTTCTTTTTTTGACTACGTAGCGTGCGACGTAGGCTGCTGACTCGAACGTGAGGCTGCCGAGCGTTGAGAATCCGTGTTTCCATAGTTTTTCGAGGCTTGGCGAGGTGTAGAGTTTGTGTTCATTTACCGTTTTGTAGTGCTGCTTGTCATGAAAGTCATGATTGAACAAGCAGAGGTGGTAATGTGGTCTCTTTGTCTTTTCTCCGTATTCCGCACATCCGAAGCTTCGGATGTTGGGTCCGTATTGTTCTCTTAGTCTCTTCATGAAGAGCACGGGAGCCTCGTAGTCGAGGTTTCCGTGGTCTGGTAGGGCATCGTCCCTGTAGGTTAAGGTAACGAAGCTGTTGTGCTCGTATAGCGACGCTTCGTGTACACACCTGACTGCCCATTGTCTTGATTTTTCTAGGCGGCAATGTATGCACTGCCCGCAGGGTAGTTGTATGACGCCTAGTTCCGTTTCCGCTTCTCTTATATTGAAAACGATGCTACGTTTTCCCGTAGCTGTATTAATCGTTTTCGATCTGTACCCAGTTAAGGGTCTAAAGCATGGCATTGCTTTGGGCCCTTTCTTTTATAGTCGTATTCCGCCCCGCATTGGTTTTGCGAGTACGTTTTTCTTATTGGTCCTGCTTGCGGTTTTGCTGAATAGCTTTTTTGATCCCTTGCTGCTGACTTTTCTGCGGCGTTTCATTTGGTCCCTTTCCGTTTGTTGCGGTTAGTTAGAACAGTTCACCTCTTGATGTAACTGTTCTAACTGACAGCTTTTGATGTTTTTGGGTCTCCCGCAGCCGTAGCTGCGGGTTTCCCGGTCCCGCCCTCAGCATCGTTATTATTGCTTCCGTTTGGGATTTGTTTTGCCAGTCCGAGCTTGATCATTTCGTTTGCGTTTTTCGGATCGTTGCAGAATTGTAAAAATTCTGCTGCATCGTTCTGGAATCTTTTTCGGAGTGGCGCAGTGAGTCCATCGAACTGCTCTTGTGCTTGTTTTATGATGTTCATTGCAGTCATGTAGTCGGGGACGTCGGAGAAGTCCCCGTAGATCCCTTGTTTTGCTTGTGGTAGTACCCCTGTTTTCATGAACCGATTGACAATGAGGTTCACGTCGCAGTCTTTTGCTTGGCTGTGGTCTGTTCTTCCGGGATCGCCTGTAAAGTCGATGCCGGGGTGTTCGTCTGTGTTTGTAAATCCGTCTCTTACTATTTTCATGGGGTTCTCCTTATTTTCTCATTTGCTGTTTTTGGTTTCGTAGGACTTTGTTTGT